TAACCCCCCTTTGAGTAGTTAAGAGTCATAAAAGGCTAGTAAAACCTATGGAAGCTCTCAACTACCCGACATCTCGGGTAAATTAAACTCACCCATTATGTAATATTCAGGTGGTATCTGTTGTCCGTAGTTTGCTTTGTAATCGTCATACCATTTGATGTCTCCATTGAATCTTATGAATCTGTCTCCAATCATTCTCATTACGTCATCTTTGTGTAGGGCGAATACTACATCGTTCCTACCACCTTCGCCACTATTGTCTGCCCTAGTTGCATACTCATAAATGTATTGAACTCTATAATTAAGTTCGTCCATCATGAAGTCTTCGAACTCTTTTATAGATATGGGCTTCTCTGCGTTCTGTACACCAATAGCCAACCAAACGCATAGTTGAGTGTGCGATTGTCTTAATTGTATATCTTTGTTTATGTTGCTCATTTGTTTCTCCTTGCTTCGTTAGCTCGACACCTTTCATCTATATCTTTATAGTTTATGGTGTACCAATCTAAGAAGCCCTGTAATGTTTCCCAATATGCTTTGCCTGAAAGAGTGCCTATCCACATAAGGCTGTTCTCTTGGAAGCGTTGGAACTTCTCATCTGTATAACAGTCAAAGTTGTCTTGGGTATCACGCCACCTGTTCAGAACAAACTTTACAAAGTCTTGTTTGTCCATATTAAAATTTGCGTGTCTTAAAATCTCTACATACTTACCAAATGTTTTCATAATATTTATCTCCCTGCCGATATGTCGGCTACTTAATTCAATCTTGACCTTTAGTATCTTCTATTCTGTAAAGTTCTTTATCAATATCTTCAAACACAAGTCTTAAAGTTTTATCACTTAAAATTTGGTGTTTGAAATAATGTTCTTCAGTCTGCAAACCTTTTTCGTCATAAGTTGTAACAGTCATAAAAACAGTAGTTACATAATCTTTTTTATTTGTATCCATGTTGTTCTCCTGTGTTTTTTTATTTTTGGCTCTAACTTGGTATGCGTGTGTTTTGTTAGAAGTTAGGGTGTTACTGTACTCAACCATCACCACCAATTTATTTTTTATATTACTTACATCTTGTTACGCTTTATCTGGAATTCGACATTCCCTGCTCGGCTTAGTCTTACAGGATATCTCTATCCCTGCTTTAGCGAAGTGGAGTTTATGTCTCGCTTGAGTCCTTTGAGGGTCGCCCTCTACCACATAACCTTTTCGGTTTATTCTGTAAGTTTCATAGGTAAGTATACCTGAAATAAAATGTATGTCAAATTATTTCTTACTTATCATTATCTTTTCTCTTGAGATATTGTTTTCTGTTATATGCTTTAATTTTATCTGGATTGTTTTTTCTCCAGTCTTTCATAACTTTTGCGTACTGTTCTTTTTTTTCTTGAGACATATTTTTTTTCCAGTTTTTAAAATACTCTTTTCTACCTTCTGGATTGTCTCTATATCTTTTTCTTCGCAAAGCGTTGCCCCTGTCTTCCATATATTGTTGTTGATGAGCTTTGATACGTTCTTTATTTTCTCGATACCACTTTGCTTTCCTTGTTTTTCTTGGATAGCATTTTTTTCACGATAAGCTTTTTGTTGTAAATTAACTTTCTCTTTGTTCTCGTAATAATACTTCCTGCTTGACTCTGCTCTCTTGTTAATAAACAATTTTGTTTTTTCTTCGTCTATGTTAATGTTTTGCATTTGTTAAACCTCTCGTATTGTAAAGTTCCTGAGCTATTTGCTCTGGTAATTTTTTTTCTTTATTTGCTTTTTCATAAACAGCAGTTGGACTCCAACCTGACATAGTTCTTTCAAATGCGTCTGGGTCGCCATCGACTAATCTGCCAAGCTCAGTTAAAAAAGCTTCGACAAACTCCATTCTTTTTTGAAGCTCAACTGTATCGTTACAATCAAAAATAAAACTTTTTTTACTATCCATCTATCTCTTCTCCTGCAAAAAACTTATCTTGAATACTCTTGCCTGTCTTTGGTTTGTTAATTACCTCAAGCCATTCACCATCTCTCTTAACTTGTGAGACATCATCGGCAAAGACTGAGCCTATCTCATCATACATACCAACCTCAGTTCCTTTTGTATCAACTAATATTGTCGGCTTTAAAGACTTACCTTGCTTAACTGATTCTTTTAATATTGATGTTACAGGTTCGCCAAGTTGCGTAGTTTTCAAAACATCTTCTTTCTTTAAATCTTTGTAGTCAATTTTGTTGACTAACATTTCGTTTAACATTTCATCTGTTGTAATCATATAACCTCTCCTTTGTTGTTTAGTTTTAGTCCTGTTGCATTAGCTAATAAGCTGTCTGGGTCAACATACCCCGTCCCTTTTTTTCTTCTACCCACATTACCCTTGTAACCTTTCTTCTTGCCATCAACTCTAAGGAATGACCTCATAGTCCTAATTAGGCAAACTTCTTCAAGTTGAAGATATCCTGCAACCTGTTTAGCTTGTCCAAGAGTTGCAAATTTTTGTTCAGCAACAATTGAATTGTTAGCATAAATATAAATTGTTCTAACATCGTGATTTAAAACAACTTCTATTTTTTGACCTTGATTTTTGTATTTGTAAATTTCTTCTAAACTAATCATATAACCTCTCCTGTATTTTTTTCTTCACTCCACCAAGATTCAAATTTTGATATTGTTTCTTCAACGGCTTGTTGTGGTGTAATCTCTTGGCACAATAAATCCGTTACTGTAATTTGTTCGTGGCTTTCAAGAAAATCTATTAAATGAATAGCTTGGTATTTTCCATCTTGCCTTTTTCCATTTAGCTCAAAACATCTATCTTCAAGTGCTTCGTAGTATGTTTCAAGCCATCTGTCATTATGTTCATTACTCATTTCCAAACCCCCTCGTCTTCGATACCTCTATCGATTCTTTCTTGTCTTCTCATTATTGCCAAAAGATGTTTCCAATAAGCTGTTGCTTCAGCATAAAGCTCTTGCTCTATGTAATACTGAATCATATTGAATTGATAAATTGGCAAGTCATCGACTGTTATGTTGTAATCTTTTAACATATTCTTAGTCGCTCTTATCGTTGAATTCATAATACACTCTCCTTATTTTTTTTTATGGTTAACAGGTCGAGATAAAGGAATCAATTTTGGGTCATACCAAAAAACAGATTCTTCTTCTTTCTTAATTGTTGACTTAGAAGGTTTGAGTCCTATCTTAGAAACTTGTTTTTCAAGTTTAAGAATTAACTCGTCTTCTTTTGTTCTTTTGTTAACCATATTACTATAGAGTATACCTGAAATAAAATAGATGTCAAGTTTGTTGATTTAGGAGAGACCCTCAAAAAGCATATGAACAGCTCGGTTTTTGTTTTCAGGAGTGAGCTTCTCTCTGAGGGTCATGAAATTCATTAAAGAGTATACCTACTATATAACTATTGTCAAATTACTATTGTTTAAAATTCTTGTTGGTGTGTTGCTCTTGACCCACCTAAGTACACATCACTATTGCCATCGCTTCCTACTGGACTGCTCATTAATCCATATCTTAATGCGTCATAAGCGTGGTCGCATTTTTGTGTTTTAACATCTTCACCTGAACGTCTTGGGTCGAGCTGTATGTTTTGTAGTTCTTGCCAAAGATAATTACAACTTTCATGAATGTATAATTTTGCTTCACGATGTTCATTAAGTTTTAATCTCAAATGTATTTGTTGCTTACCCATGATTCGGTCATTTTTAGCAGGTAGAAAAAAAACACTATTGTTCATAAAAATATCTGCAATAGATTCAACTTGATTTATTTTACTCCAACAAGCAGGGTCGCAATAACTTAAGGCAACTTGAACAGGAAAACTTTTTTCTGAATCAACAATTTGTTTTGCTACATCTTCGGCACTCATTCTTAAACCTTCGTCAAGCTTACGTCCTGTTGTTCCATACCACTCTTTGAAAACTATTATTGCGTCACCTCTTTGGACTGCCCACAAAACTGCAAATGGTTTTGCAAAACCCCAGTCCATACTTCTAATAATTATGTCATCACTTCTTAATTCAAAATCTTTTATCTTATGTATTGATTCATCTAACTCTTCAAATGCACTACCTTCTACTATTGTCCAATCTCCAAATCTTAATCTACGATAAGTTTTTTCATCGCCTACTGCTCTCAATCTATTTTCATAATTGGGGTCGGTGTCTTTCAAAGACGGATTGTCGTCTACTGTAGCAGGTATATATTGTCGTGTTAATTTTGTTGTTGCGTCTCTATAGATTTTGTTTGGTTTACAAACATCAATAAAATGTTTTTTGACCCAACCAATATTGTCCCCACTTGGAGTTCCTGTTGCTCTCATATATTTTGGAAGCTCTGGACTTGTTGAACGTATCCTAGAAAACAAATACATATATTGTTCTTCTGTAAAAGAAGTTATCTCATCAAAACAAACTAGATTAAGTTGGATACCTTCCCAATCGTATTTATTGTTTTCATGTTCCATATGAAAAAGATAAACCTTTGCACCTGAAGGAAAAGTGTATGTTAACTTTTGTTCGCTCCAATGTACTTGGGGTTCAACCTTTTTATAAATTTGCATAGTTCGGTCAATAATTCTTCTAAGTGATTTTGTGTTTCTACGAAAGATAACTGCTCGGAACTCTGGATGATAAATCCATCTTAATGGTAAAACCATTATTGCGTCTGATTTGCCACCACCATTAGCTCCACCAAATAAACATTCATCTACAGTTGTAGATAAAAACTGTGATTGTTTCTTGTGGGGTTGCCAGATTACATCATTAGTTAAAGGTTGTTTCGATTTCTTCAATGTCCTCATCCTCAATCATTGTTTCTTGAGGAATCGCCACAACATAGTTTTTTGTTTCTGTAGTTGTATGGTGTTCTTGTTTAGTAACCCATCCACGATTTTTACCAATACATTGTAAGTAAAATTGTATGCTAGGGAAATGACCTTCCTCAATTAATTGTTTTAGTTTGCTTTCACAAAAGTCAATCATTGTGTCTCTTGATTGCTCAAACTCTTCTTTAAGCTCTGGATTGGTTCTAACTCTTTTGTAAAAAGCTTGAGGTGTTATTTGTAGTTCTTTACAGATATCTACAACCATTCCTTTATGTTTTTGTATAGCTGTTACGAATTGAAGCTTAGAGGTTCTTTTTCCTGCCATAAGATAAGAATAATTAACTATTGTCTATAGTCAAACAAAAATTACGATAATTGTAAAATGCAATCTCCCAAAGATTACAATTGTATCTATGTTCAAATGCTCTTTGACCTATTTGATGTAGCTCTGTATGTTTCTCTCTACACAAAGGAACGCAAGTAAAATGTTTGTAAGATGGGCGTTTACGATTTTGTCCCATTCCTATTGCGTCAAGATGATGTGGGTCTGCGTGTTCATAGCCAGTAATGCAACAACTTTTTTTTCTAATCCAGTCGACATAATTTAAAGAATATTTATCAATATTTTCTTGTAACAATTAAATCTCCTTTTTTCTAAACTCTCCACAAGTAGTACACTTTTCATATATCTGAGGATTTTTAAAACAATTCTCACAAGTATCTGTAGGTATTAAACCTTTAAGTTCTCTTAGGTTATTGTCAAAATCTTTCCTGTTAGATTCTAACGCCATGTTTAAAACATCAGCTACATCTTTTTCATCAGTCATGCTTTCTGCAACTGGAAGCAATCGTACTAATCTTTCATAAGGAATATTTTGTAGCCACAAAGTATTATTGTTTAAATACTCAGCAAACTTTTCATATATCTTCATGTCTTGTCGTGCAGTCTCTCTTGGTAAATTAATTGCTTCTAAAAAAGAATTCCATGTATCACAATATGAGTCATAGCCAACATAAAGTTTTTCTTGTTTTAAAGCTGAAAGGTATGCACCCCTTTCTAACCTACCTTTTAATATTGTTACATTAATCCTTCGCAGTCTATCTACTATAGATTCTATTGTTACTTCTTTTTCAAGTACCTGTGTAGATTCG